AATAGGGGCGCAAAAAAATTTATCGGTGGTTGGATGGCAAGAGCGCAAGAAAGATCAATAGCAACCAAAGTCACATATCAGAACACATATGATAACATGACTGAAGAGGAGATGTTCCCTGATGTCGATAGATGATTATAAAATCCCACCGAATGATACTGAAGCGGAAGAAAGCCTTTTAACATCTATGATTATTTATAAAAGCGCAGTAGAAACAGTAATAGATATTTTATATGCGGATGATTTTTACAAGATCAGTCATCAAATAATATACCAATCCATAATTGATCTATACAACGATCAAATAGAAATAGATATTACTGTTCTGGCATCAAAATTAATCGATAAAAATAAACTCGAAAGTATAGGTGGTTCAAAAAAATTACATGACATGCTTGATAATATACCGCAAGCGTCAAACGTAAAAAAAATAGCTGAAATTATCAAAAACAAATCCATAAAAAGAAAAGCAATAGAACAATCTTACAAGATAATCCAAGACTGCTTCGATAATACTAAAAGTTCTGAAGATGTTATAAACGACGCTCAAAAAGCAATGATGGCTATTGAATACACAAAATCCGGATTAGATTTCAGCCATATATCAGAAATAATACCTCAGTGCATCGACAAGCTTGAGGAACTTCAAAAAGTCAATGGAGGCATTTCCGGAATATCTTCAGGAATAAGAGCGATTGATAAAATGACAAGCGGTTTTCAAAACTCAGATCTGATCATACTTGCAGCACGTCCGGCAATGGGTAAAACAACTCTGGCAGTAAATATTATCGATAACATAACAAAATCAGGGTTACCGGCTGCCATATTCAGCCTTGAAATGTCAAAGATTCAAATAGTTGACAGGATATTATCAAGCAGGACAGGTCTAAATGGTAGGAAGTTTCGAAATGGATGCACAAGAGAACAACTTACGAAAATCGTTGAAAAAGGTTCAGAGCTATCAAGACAAAATCTTATCATAAACGATTGTGCTGACATGCACTATATGGACATTCGAAGGGAAGCACGTAAATATAAACAGAAATTTGACATCAAACTTGTAGTAATTGACTATCTACAACTAATCAAAGGAGATACGGAAGGAGGTAACAGAGTACAGGAAATAACAAGCATAAGCAGGGCGTTAAAGATTATGGCTAAAGAGCTTAACATTCCAGTTATAGCATTGTCTCAGCTTAATAGAATGCTTGAAAACAGAGGTATTAATGAAAAAAGACCGAAACTTGCTGATCTTAGAGACTCAGGTTCTATCGAGCAAGATGCAGATATCGTATGTTTTTTGTACCGGCATATAATTTATGATCCTAATTTTCAAAATGAAAGAGAGTCTGAGATCATTTTTGCTAAAAATAGATCAGGTATTACCGGAACAGTTAAGATTGATTTTTATAAGGAAATCACTTTGTTCGAAGATAATAAAATATTTTGAAAACGCTGGCTACAAAGTCGCGTTAAAGGAGAATGAAATCTAAATGTCTGTAAAACACAAAATAAAAGATAAAACTGGAAAAATAATAGGTGTTAATCTGACACCTTTACGTGCAATTAGATTACAATGTTTAGAATGCTTAGCCTACTCGGCAAAAGAGGTTAGAAATTGCACGAACAAACACTGCTCCTTATATCCGTATAGGTTAGGAAGAAATCCCTCAATAAAAAGAGAAAAGGGTATCTGCAATGCAATAAAAAATAAATGTAAATAAAATCTGATTAAAAGGAGAATTATGGGAAGAGAAAATTGCTGTATGTATGATATGCTTAAATCAGATATGTATTGTGATTATTATTATGAATTTTATTACAAATGTGAAGATCTCAAAGTATGTCCAGACGGATTAGATTCTGAAGGTTGTTATGATAATGACTATTATGACGATAATCTGCAAGGAAATGAGGATTTATGAAACTAAACGAATACATAGAACTGCAAAAGAAAAAAATCGATGAATTCCAAAACTTTTGGGAAAAAGAACAGACAATATACGGTACCGTAAACTTTCCGGATGAACTTGAATTTTCTGAATGGGATGATCAATTTACAACTTTTTCGGGACTAAATAAAATTTCTGTTAATGAATAAATAAAAAAAGGAATCGTATAAATGAAATGGATAAAAGTATCAGATCGAATGCCAGATCACGGAAAAACGGTATTGGCAACCTATAAAAATAGTCATGGCAAAAATAGAATAATTGTAGGATATTATCTTGAAAGATGGACAGAAGAGTCCGATAACGAAGATGATTGCAACGACGAATATTATGAAAAACTTGACAAATATTTCTACAAAAGCGGATGGTACGAACAGCAAGATAATTGGTGGGACTATGCATCGATATATGTACATGAAGGAAAGGTGACTCATTGGATGCCGTTACCTCAATTCCCCAATTAATTTACATAAAAAAAGGAATAATCTAAATGAGAACAATAACGAGAAAATGCCCTTGCTGTTTTAGGGTTTTCGAATACCGAGTTGTCGAAAAGCAGAAACATGTTCTTTGCAAATATTGCAATACAACTTTTATTGTAGATAGGTTTAAAAAATGAAACAAGATACCGTATTTATTCCTTTTTTGCTTCCTGGTATGAACGAAATAATAAATTGGTCTAAAATAAAAAAAGGAAACTGGAATAAGTATGCATCTGAAAAATCGAAAATAGAGTACCAAATAGGCTTATTTTTGGCACAAATAGGACGGTCATATAGTAGGGTATGGATTGACTTCGTTTGGTGCGAAAAATCGAAGCATAGAGATCCTGACAACATTTCGGTAGCAAAGAAATTTATATTAGATGCGATGGTGAAAGAAAAAATAATCGAAAATGACGGATGGAAACAAATTGCGGGGTGGACTGACAATTTTGTTATTGATAAAATTAATCCGGGAGTTAACGTAATTATTAAGGAGATGGAGTGATTAATATTAATAAAATATGTGGAGGTGGAATGATGGAAATATTGATAGGTGTTTTATTGTATTTAGTCGCTGTTTTTTTTATATGTTCCATTTTCAATGGAGCAAAAGAACAGCAGAAAAAATGGGATAGAGAGTTTGAGATTGAAAATGAAAAAAATGATGTTGGTATTTAAACTGACTACAGACGTAGTCCAGGGGTGAGAATAAATGGAAAAAATAAAATTATCCGATGATCAAAAAGCGGTTGTTGTTAGAAGGGTACAGGATATTTGTTCGGCTGCGATTCATCTTAGAGACTTGGTAAAAAAAGACGATCTATATCCTGACATGCAGGAAGTGATACCTCACAACATTGAGTATTGTCTCTCCGATCTTTGCAAAGCTGTTGGCTATGACTCTGATACAGAAGATAAAATAGAAAAGAGACATGAAGACCTCAGAAAAGCCAATATGAAAATCCATGAGCTTGAAAAACAGATGGGTGAACAGGCAGATGTCCATATTGTTCCGAGAGTTTTAAAATACCTTCACGACAAGGTTTGTGAGTTTTGGAAGACTGATGGTTTTGGGCATGTCAGCGAATGTGACTTTACTCAAAATGGTATGTGTAAAATAAAGCTGTCCGGGATGCTATTCCCTGACATGGGACTTGTCATCCACTCTGATACGCCTGAAACAGACAAAATCACCTCTGCTCAATGGATTCAAAACTTGATAGACAGGGGTTTTGAACTTACCAAAGAGTCTGAAAGCAGTCGTCGTCCTGAGTTTGTAGTTGATAATGAGAAAAACCGGGATTTGATTTCGTCAACTATTACAAGGCGTTTCCCTTCATCAAAAATCCTTGGATACACAAACAGTCTTATATTTCAGCGAACAGATATCTATTCAATCAGTGATATTGAGGTGTTGATATATGAATTGTCCGACATTTAGAGCCATTAAAACCAAGGTCGGCATTTACAATGACTACTAACGTCGTTTACGTTAGTAGTCACTATTTTATTTAGATTTTAATCCTTTCATAAACGCGACTGCTTTTTCAGGGCTTCTGAATATCCATCCCCTACCTGATTCGTTTCTTGAACCAGGGATTTTTTTTGCAATTTGTCGGATACGGGACATGCTGTAGCCGGTTAATTCTGATAGCTCTTTTGTTGTTATGTGTTTTTGCATTTTATTTATACCTATAATTAATATTTATGTGTTTTTTAATATGTTTATGTGACATAAATCATCCTCTGTTAAATTCACGACAAATAAGCCATGCTTAACAGGGACTCTAACTCTATCAGGACACCCATCTTTTGTTTTGACTGGGCCTATTACTTTCCATTGAGTAAATCCTCCGTTTGAGTCCTTATCTGTCTCATGAACTAAAATACTTCCAGGCTTTAACTTTTTGGCTTGTTCTATCGTTATCATATTATCTCTACCTTTTTAATTACCACGGATTGCTCAGGGGTTTGTTTTTAACCTTCTAAGTCATACCATTTGTCATCGGCTAATTTTAAAAGTTCAGCATGTTCAGTATGTTTTGCGTCATCGAAACGTTTTGCCGTTTCAAGGTATGTTTCACCGCTGGATTCATCATCGCTTTCATCTATGTCCATAATAATTGCATTACCAATGTCGTTTAACTCTTCGGATGACTCTGTATTGATAATGTCTTCTTTTGCTGTGATTCTTACTTTTTGTTTTTCAATTTGGTTTCTCCTTTTTAGTTAATTGTTATTAATTCAGTATTTTATACACCAAAACTAGATGGTGTTTTTACACAGTTTATTAAAAACTCTTTTTTCACAGAGTTATTGTTTAATATTCTGTCACCAGCAATATTAATATATCTTCTTGCACCACGTTCGAAATCTTCTTTTTCTCCGTAGCATGAAAAAAATTTTATAAAGCCTTTGCCTTCTGTCTCTACAAGCTTATTTCCTTTTAGCACGTATCTTGCTTTAATGATTTTTACTATGTTGTTCATTTTGTTTATCCTTTTTTTAGTTAATTGTTATTAATTCCGTCCTGATCATGACTATATATTAAGACTATCATAATCAATTTCATATCCTGTTAAGAAAAAACACCTTTCTAATTCTGTATTAATTGCCGTATCTAATTCGTCATATACAACCTTATCTCGAAGATTAGAGATGAAGACTTTTTTAGTATATTCCTCAAAATCATTGAAATTATCGAAATCATTTTCGTTGTATTTAATATAATCCATTTTCGTTCTCCTTTTAGTTAATTGTTATTAATTTCGTCCTGATCATGATTTGATATTAGCGCAGTGATAATAATATGTCAAGAACTTTTTTTAACGAAACGTTAATTTTTTTTAAAATAAATAAAATAAACTGAATTTAGCGCCTGCTAAACCTGTAGGTAAAAAAAATAGGGGATAAAGTCCGGAGTTCCTCCCCTATTTTAAAAAATAAATAAAAAGTGCCACATTGTGGTATGCATTTTATGTTGACACGGTGTACATAAAATGTACAATGTAATTGGAATTACAATATTAATTTATTACTTATTTTAAATAACCATCTAATAATACAACGTAATGCTATGGTAGAAAAAAAAGCCAAAAAGAAATACAAACATAACAAAAAACGCCGCCTAACACCAAAGACACGACGTATTCTTATCGTGTGCGTCACTGCTGTTCTCCTTGCGCTTTTTTCATTTGTCGCGTTTGATTTGATTACTGTTGAAGAACTGGCTGAAATTATAAAGGTTATTCGGGCAGCTTTGATTTTTGGATAGGTGATATTATGTATAACATAGGCGATAAAATAATTTTTTTGCCAAAAATGAACTTTTTTCAGAATATCATATATAAGCTGAAAAAGTTTTTCGGTAAAAAAGATATGCGTTTTGTGGTTACAAAAAAATACGGCAATAGCGTTGAAATACATCCATACAATTATGTGGATGAAGGGGAATAAGATGGCTGCTGGTAGACCAAAAAAAAATAAACCCGAAAAAAAACCATTCGGCCGGCCAACAAAATATAAGCCAGAGTTCTGCGATAAAGTTATCGAATTGATGGCCGAAGGTGCAAGTAAAACAGAAGTTATAGCTGAATTAGATATTAGTTGGGATACCCTTATTGACTGGACAAATCCAGAAAGTGAAAGATATGAAAAAGACTTTTCCGAGTCCATAAAAAAAGGATCGATGCTATCTCAATCCTGGTGGGAAAAGAACGGAAGGGTTAATCTTAAAGATAGAGAATTCAACTATACAGGCTGGTACATGAACATGAAAAACCGTTTCCGTAAGTCTCCTGAGTATTGGGCCGATCAAATAAAACATGATTTAGATGTAGATGTACCCAATCAAAAATCAAGAGAATGGACTATTAATATAGTTAGGCCAGATGAATAAATTGCACTAACAGTTAACATTATGCCTGATATTTCAATACCAAAAAAGTTAGAACCTATCCTATCAGCCGATCAACGATTGATTGTGCTGATAGGGGGTAGATCGTCGGCTAAGTCGGCAACTGTAGGACGTGTTTCATTGATGAAATGCCAAACAGAAGCAGCAGACGTGCTATGTGGTAGGGAATATCAGAACAGCATTGAAGATTCAGTGCATAAGCTACTAAAAAATTTAATAGAGCAGATACCGGTACAAGGATTCAAGGTCACAGACAGGAAGATAGATTGTCTTACCGGTGGTGGAATAAGGTTTAGGGGTTTTGCCAGAAATCCAGAAGCAGTTAAATCAGCAGAAGGCTTCAAATACTCATGGATCGAAGAGGCTCAAGCATTATCTCAGGACTCTATCAATGTGTTGATACCAACGATTCGAACAACAGGATCAAAATTATTCTTCACTGCTAACCCTCAAGCCTCTAACGATCCATTTTCACAACGTTTTATTGTGCCATTCAAGTCTCAAATAGATAAAGACGAATATTATGCAGATGATATGCATCTTATTATTAAGGTCAATTATCGAGATAATCCTTGGCACAAAGAGTTAGAACCGCAAAGATTATGGGACTATGAGAATCTCCCGAGAGCTTTGTATGATCATATTTGGGAAGGTGAGTTTTTAGATAGTGTAGATAATGCTCTTATTAAACCGGAATGGTTTGACGCATGTATCGACGCACACCAAAAGTTAGGATTCGAACCTGTCGGAATTAAGTTTTGCGCTCATGATCCTTCAGATACAGGCCCGGACTCAAAAGGATTCGCATATAGGCATGGCAGCGTAGTTCTTCACATGGAAGAGATGACAACAGGAGACATAAATCAAGGAGGATTTTGGGCATCCGATCTTGCTATTAACATTGGAGCAGATGCTTTTGTATGGGATTGTGATGGTATGGGAGTCGGGCTTAACGGTCAATTTTCTTTAGCGTTTGAAGGTAAGCATACAAATCTGGAGCAATTTAAAGGATCTGAATCTCCAGACTTTCCTGATGCTATTTGCGAAAATCCACTGCATGCTACTATAAACAATCCGAAAACCAATAAAGAATCTCTAAAAAATAAGCGGGCCCAACGGTATTTATGGCTTAGAAACAGGATCTACAACACATACTTAGCAGTAGAGCATAAAAAATATATAAACCCTGAAAACTTGATTTCATTTTCATCTGATATTGATTGCTTGCAGACATTGAGATCCGAAGTATGTCTTATGCCGATTAAGCCTAACGGAAACGGATTATTCGAGTTATATCGAAAAGACGAAATGAAAAATAAATTCAAGTTCAAATCACCTAACTTGGCTGATTCATTGATGATGTTAATGGGAGTACCAACACAGCATATGAATGAACACGTATATATCCCAAAACCGATTATTCCGATAGGAAGAGGGCATGGCATTAGAACTTAAAGAACTCAAAGAAATGCATGACGAATCATTCGTCTTTTCTCAAGATAATAGACAAGAATCAGCAGAGGAATTGATATTCTATTACATCGACCAATGGGGTGATTCATTAAATTCTATGGTCAATTTGGGTTACCGAGGCGTATTTGACATTATAAAAGGCCCGGTTAGACAGGTTCTTGCCGATCTTGCTTCTAATCCTATTCAGATTGACTTCAAGCCTACGGATGAAAAAGACGATGATGATGCCGAGATACTTGATGGTTTATACCGGTCTGATGACAATGACAACAGGTCTATATGGTCATACGAAAATGCTAAAGAGGAAATGGTTGTGTGCGGTGTAGGCGCCTGGAAGATTATGACTGAGTATTCTTCTATGCGGAACAACTCTACCAATCAGGATATTATAAGAGTTCCGATACCAAGCGCGAACAACGTTCTATTTTGGGACCCATCTTCTATATTAATAGATAGATCCGATGCGACATATTGTTCTTACCTGCACACATACACTGAAAAAGCTTACAAGGATTTGTACGGCAAATTAACTGGAGAGGATTTACCAGAGAACTTTGCTTTCCCTGAGACAGATTACACGTTCAGGTGGTTCGGTCCTGGAATAAAGATGATCTACGTATCAGAGTTCTACTATTGTGATACTATCTCTGATAAGATTCTAACAATGATGAACCCTTTCGGTATTGAGACACAAGTGTATCAGTCAAAAATAAAAGATAGCATAGATGAGCTTATGGCCGACGGATTTGAAATAGTAGACGAAAAGAAAATTGAACGGAAACAAGTAACACAATACATTGCATCCGGCCATGAAATCCTTGAGAAAAATGTAATAGTAGGGAGTCATATCCCGATAGTGCCTTGTTACGGTGAGTTTAAGATCGTAGAAGACACGTTGCATTATGAAGGTCTTGTAAGAGCAGCAAAGGATCCTCAAATGTCACACAATTTTGCAAACTCTTATCTATGTGATGTTGTTGCAAGGTCACCTCGTGACAAGGATATATATTTCCCGGAACAAATCACAAGCTTTGAGCACATGTATGAAAGTTCAGGTATAGAAAACAATTATCCTTACCTGCTTCAAAATAGGACAACAAAAGACGGTGTAGCTCTTCCCCTAGGACCAATTGCAAGAACAAGCAACGCATTGATGTCACAACCTCTTGCAGCAATGATAGAAATGACACGCAGGGCAGTTCATGACGTTGCAACAACTGGTCTACCGGATGACATACAGGATACCAACCTTGCGTTTAAGACAGTCTTAAAGATGGAACAGCGTTTCGATAATCAGAGCTATATTTATCAGCATCATTACAAGTACGCAAAGCGCAGAGACGCAGAGATATACACAAGCATTGCCGCTGAAATATATGACGTTCCGAGAAAAGTAATGATTACTCTACCAGATGGTACAAAGAAGCATGTTTCTATTCTCGAAAGCGTTTTCGATCCTAAAACCGGGACAATGAAAACGATAAACGATCTGAGGAACAAAGAGTTTAAGGTTTATGCTTCTGTCGGTCCGTCGTTCCAGTCTCAAAAAGAGCAGACAATAGAAACTCTTGACGCAAAAGCACAACTACTTCCCCCGGGTGACCCACTCCGAACAGCATTTATTCTTAAATCAGTCGAACTTATGGAAGGTGTTAACTTCGATGACGTTAGGCAGTACGCAAGAAAACAGCTTGTGTTATCAGGCATAAAAGAACCAGAGACAGACGAAGAAAAGCAACTTCTGGCACAGGCACAGCAGCAACAACAGAAACCAGACCCGGCTATGCTACTTGCTCAAGCTGAAATGGAAAAGGCCAAAGCAGATCAGATGGAGACTCAGAGAAAAACGACCGAGATGCAGCTAAAATATGCCGGTGAACTTGCAGACAATAAGATAGACACATTCGACGCGCAAACAAAACGGATGAAAGTACAGGTTGACGCTCAAAAGGCCGGTGCAGATATACAGATGAAAAACATAGAATCATTCGGGAAACAACTGGACAACGCTACAAAAGTAATCGATCTCGAAAAAATGAGAAAGATGTCGAACGAGGAAATCATAATGGAATTTGCCGGTGGCCAGAGATGATTGATCAACTACAGAAATATATCAATTTGATAAAAGAGTTAAGTAAGCAACGTTTTTTCGGAAAACTTACATTGCAATTTGAAAACGGGACAATCGTTATTGCAAGGAAGGAAGAGACGGTTAAGTTATGAATATATTCCTATCATTAGCTGACAATATTACGCCGCACGAGATGAAATGCGGGAGAATCTAAAACTCTTTGCGCCGATGCGTGTTGTCGTATTGTCATATAGTGGTAGGATCAACAGGCATTGAGACAATCAAGAGAGGAAATAAAATGAGAGAAATTAACATAGGAAGTCAAATATACACTAAGGTTATTTCAGAAAATGAAAAAGAGTATAATGCATATCATCATTATACCGTAATTAATAGTGAAACAGAAGATGGTAAGGTAAGCCCTGAATACGCTTCCGTAAATTTCCAAAAAGGCCCGGTTAAGGAATGTGGTCAAAACGGATGTCAGAATGAAGACCTTATTGCAATAGTAATTGATAG